GAAAGAGGGGGAACTAGCTTATTAGGCCAATTCCCCCTCTGGTGCGCCTTCTAGGCGATGGTAAACGCTTATGCGCGGTGGTCGCCTAGCGAGGACTCTACAACCAAGGGCTATGTTGCTATGAAATCAGTATCCCGCGTTCTTTTAACATGGCATTCTTTACAAAGGGTGAGGCCATTATTGGTGTCCCAAAAGGGCAAATAGTGTTGCGCCCTTTCGGTAATAATATCAGGGGTATTATCGCAGCCTTCTAGCAGTTCAGCAAAGTCGTTAAAAATTTGATAGAATGGTTTTAAATGGTGGGCCTCTAAATCTTTTCCAACTTGATCACAGTCTCGACAAGTAAAGTAGTCACGCTTCCACACAGCGGCCCGCCAGTCTATATATTTTTGACAGTTGCGAATACGATAGGAGAGATTGTCTCGTTTGCCCGTATAACCCCCTACTTGATGGCCATATTTCCTTTGGCGAATGGGGGCGTTCATTTCATGTAAAATCTGCAAAATGACATTTCTGTGGAGCGTATAAGTTTTTCCTATTTCTGTTGATGATTCTCCTTTACAGTAACGATCAACAATAGTTTGCCAATGAATTTTTGGGATTCGACAAGTCGGCCTCTTAATTTTGCGAAGAATTACGCCAGCATTTCTTAATTTGGTTTTAACGCTCTTGACACTAGCATAATCAAACTTTTTTATTATTTCTTCTACCGACATTCCGCTTTCATATAATTCTTTTAACGCCTCTATAGAAGCTTTTTGATATGTTTCTGTAGCTTCTCGTTTTATCACATTACGCCTTTTTAACATAGCCGCGACAGAAGATTCTGGTATGTTTAATTTTTGTCCGATATCTTCACTTGACAGCCCATCATTATACATTTGAACAGCAAGATCGTGAGATTCCTCATCATAAATTGTAAAGCCCACAGCCCTTGCTGGTTTATCTCCTCGCGCTTTAACGCCATGATCGGCCATAATACGCCTTACAACGTCTTTAGATACACCCCACTTCTTGCGAATATCGGAAACTCTCATTCCCGACTGATAATCCTCAATCACTTTTTGTTCTTGGTCCTTCGGGATAATTCTATTGACAGCTTCTTTTTTAGTTCTTAATTTAATACCAGCCTTAATTAATCTTGTATAAACGGACGAACTAGCAATCCCGACCTCCTTGGCGACTTCGCAAGTTGATTTCCCGCTGTTGTATAAACTCGTCAAAATATTTATATCCACTCCACCAGCGGCTTCTGAGAAAGTTCTTATGGTGGCATTGCCCCTTTTTAATATAAAATGAACAGTGCCTAGAGGAATATTAAAGTGTTTTGCTACATCGAGAATACTATTTCCGCTATCATAAAATTTACAGATATTTTTAACTTCTTCGTCAGAATATTTTATTGCCATTGGTCCTCCGATTATATTATACGAAATGTATGGACTTTATAGTTTCGGAATAAAAAGAAAGGCCGAGGTTTAGTCGGCCATTCTCTGTTATGATATCCTTAGTAGCTAGCCAACATCGCTCTCCGATTATCAAGGGCACCATAGCCCCATTCCGCAAACCCATAAATTCCTGCCTTTTGCATACGGTGGAGCATTGGATCTTCGAATACGGAAAGGCGCTGACGTATTGGTTGGACGAACGAATCACGGCGCGATAGATCAACTCCAATCACAAACTCTTCGTCTGTACCAGGAAGTGCTACGCCTAGAGTTGTGATGATGAAATCCTGATAGTCCTGACTAACGCCTAGTTTCTTTAGTTCATGGAGATTGACCCCATAAATTCGAACTAGGCCTTTATCGTCTTCCGATACGAAAATCTCACGACGGGTAAGCTCATCAACATCGTCGATATCCCAATCGCGTAGATCCTCAAATCCTTCAGGGCTCATGTACATATCGGTTAGATTGATGCCAGCCCCAGGAGCGGTACGCTTGTTGACTGTCTTCATGCGGTTGATCAGTTTCTTGGTAAACGCACCAGCCGCAGCCGCAGGATCTGTCACTACGATGCCGCGAGAAGCAGCAGACGCCATTACAACATGCCAGCCGTCATCATTGCCACGCTCTGCGATACCCTGTGCAAATATCTCATTAGCACGGGCCACAACGTCCCAACGGGCGTCACGGGCATAGCTTAGGCTCCAGTCAACCGCGTTAGCAACACGGAAGGTGGGCACCCAAACCTCGTCGCCCTCGATGTGGCGCTCAGGTACGCGGGCCTGCTTGGGCAGCGTGAATGCTACGAAATCCTTCTCTGTACCAGGGGCAACGAAGTCAAGCGGGAACTTGGCTTCAGCACCAGGGGCCAGATCAACCTGACGATAGATATCGCCAAGCGTATCACTCTCTAGAAGTCCCTGACGAAGAGGTTCCTCTAGGCCCTCAGCTAGTGCCTTCATTGCCTTCATAGCCACATCGTAGTGCTGTGAAGCAGTTAGGCGAAGTAGCTGGTTAGCCTGTTCGGTTGGCTTCGGATCAATTTTAGCCATGTTTATACTCCTTTATTACGCTACTGTATCAAGGGCTAGATGGGCAAATCCATCAGCGTCCTTCTCTGAAAGCCACTTACCAACGATTGCACCAGAACCAGTATTAGTAATCTTGCTATCTGCGGCTAGACGGGCTGGATCGCCAGTCAACACGGTGACACCAGATGGTATCATGTTAGTGAGATACTCACCAGTCATAGTGACGCTGACCTGTGATCCTAGAGGTACAACATTACGATGAAGTAGCTCTGGACGCGAAGTAAAGTCCAGATCTTCTACGTCATCTAGTAGAAGCCCCATGACCTTCTCTGTGCCAGCCGCTGCACCGATATGTAGCTTCACCTTAGTAGAATCGCTGTCTGCGATTACTAGCAAGCCACGCTCACCAGCTACATCCATGCTGTAGTGACGAACGGTATGTCCAGTCTGACGGTCGCCTTTTAGTGCCATGTTATATCCTCCTTACTCTGAATCTTTTTCTGACTTCCCGAAGCCTAGAGCAGCCGCAACATCTTTAATTGCTGTGGCTTCCTCGTTGTCTGCGGGAGCAGATGGAATTACGACGGTTTGTTTTTCGGCCTCTTTGAGTAGTTGCTCGATCAACTTAGCGGTGCTATCTTCGGGCTTAGCGGGAACAACGGTCACGGGGTCCGCAACCTTGAGAGATTTTGCGAAAGCCTCTCGCTCTGTCACATAAGCCTCAAATTCCTCATCTTTTAGATCAGCAATCTTTTCCTGAATCTTAGCTTTGGCTTCGTCACTCAGATTAAACTTGCTATCCAGAACGACCATACGCTTGGCGATATTTTGTGCGCGAGCAACCTTGGCGATGGCATCCTCAGCCTTAGCGAGCTTCTCTTTGAGTTCCTTATTCTCTGCAACTAGAGGAGTTAGCTCATCAACTTTCTTACCAGCTTCTGCGAGCTTTGCTGTTAGATCAACAATCTCTGCATCCTTAGAAGCTACTTGGGTTTTCAGGGCCTCGATTGTTTTGGCGGTGTCGGCTACCTCGAACTTGGCGATCTTATCATTGGCCGCAACAAGCTGAGCCTTTAGGGCCTCGATCTCTTTGTTGAGCGTGTCACTCATTTTGTTTGCCTCCGCAGGATCTGTATTAGTCATCTCAATATCTTCTACACGCAAAATGGTTGGAGTAGATGAAATATCTGCGATAGTTTGAATGATATGCTCTCTCCATAAGTTTTCTTTATTTGCCGTTGCATCAATCGTGCTATCGGGATTGGCTGGATTTCTTACGAAACCCTTTCCTCCGAATATCATATTACGAAGCACTCTGCCAACCTTTTCTCCATGATAAAATCCGTCGCCACCGTGTACGCGAAGATGTCCATCAAGGAATTCTGTTTGTTCATTTCTCGCCACAACTTTATTTCCCACCATGTAATCAAAGCTATCAAACCATACTTCCATCGAGACAAACAATTTGTTAGCTTTACTATCTTCTACAATGGTACGAGCCTTTTCAGGGAAAAGCCACTTATAGACGACGGCCCGATTGATAACATCAAAAATAACTGGGGCCTCTGCGGCTGTTATCTTTGTGCCGTCTTTTGCAACGGGGAACGCCTCTGTCATATGGCCAATAATTTGATTTTGATCATGTCCCCAATCTACTGGCTTGTTAGGTATCGAGGAGATGGCGGCCCACAACTCTGACGGAATAAAAACGTCATCATTCAGATTCATGCCAGAGGAAACAAAAACGGATTCAACATACAATAAGTCCTGTTGCTTTGGCTGAGTGTCGGATGTTACAATAGTTCCACTAGGAGTACCGTGCTTAAATGCAACGGCCTCAATAAGTCCGACAGTCTCATTGCATTCTTTTATTGTAAAGTTCGCATACGTCCTATATTTTTTCATTACTTTTTCCGCATTTGTGTTAGATAATTGAGGATGTCTTTATTAACCCCGCTTTGCCCACGCATATCTGCGATCATCGTTTCTACATCAGATTCTTTGCCCGCCAAGACTAGATTCTTTTCCTCTGTTAGGCCAGTGTTCGGATCTTTTACAAATACGACAGCAGACATGTACACGCTAGGATCACTGGGGTCTCTTGGTTTTCTAGCAGCAAAATACAATGATCCTAAACCTTCAATAACTTTGCCGTCTACAGTTACTTTAGTATTATCAAAAGTACCATTGGATTCTATCATAATCTTAGCCATTGAGAACCTCGGAAATAATTCTGCAAACCTCCTCCTTATTCACCAACCCTCCACATGAAAGTTTGGGATAAAGAGATTTAGAAAGACATTCGATGTTGTAACGATCTTCTGGAGAAAGCATATTTATATCTTCTAATCCTTTGTTTTCACAAACAAGCTTTGTCACAATATCTATTACCCCATTTAAGCCTTCTGAGCCCATCCCTTGTGGCTTTGTATCTCTTTCTTTATCTTGTGGGATTCCATCTGTATTAACGGGCCTTCCTGGTTGCGAGGATTTTGGCCTTTTAATCAGTTTCATCTGCTTCTCTTCTTCTTTAATCCTTTGTATTTCAACAGCCCAATCCTCTTCAAAATATGAAAGAAGGGTTTGGCGGCTGATAATCCCGAATTCAAAAAGGTTAAGGACCAGGGCCTTTTCTGCCCGCTCGTCCCTTAATGTCATCCTCCCGAACCTGATTTTGGGGAGATGATCCCACCCCATCGCCGTTCTGATAAGTTCTAATTCAGTATATAACCAATTAATAACAAGGCTGCGGCCAGTCTCTAACTTCTCAAGAAGGGTCTTCACCGACAGAAACGAGTTAGCATAGTTGCCGCCAACACCATTGATAAGCACTTCAGAGATACCAATGCCGCTCAAAATATCTGTATTGACAGCTTTATACTTTTCGTCATTCAACATTAAATTGGTAGGGGGATACGATGTCTCAATACTTACTAGATCGTTCCAAACTAACGTTTTAGACTTAGTGGGTGTCTTTAGTAGATTGGCAAACTTTTTCATCTCTCCCGCAGTGGCGGCCAATCCTTCCTTGGCATTACCAAGTTTGAAGACAACAATGGAGTTCATAATGTTACGCGCAACGCTTTCATCCATGCGTCTTAAAAGTTGCTTAAAGCGAATATCATCGAAGATGGGCATGAAGAGGGGGTCTGCCCAAGTTTCCCAATCGTCTTTTTTATAATGCGCGACAAAGATTAAATCAGGACCAAGAATGACCTCACCACTTTTCTTGATCTGTTCTAGCTGGCCCTTTGGAATTTGTTTGACAATCTCCTTTTCTCTTAGTGTTTTTGGATTCTTAAATACAGCCCTATCCTCATCAGATATTTTTATCTTATATCTTTGTCCAAACATTGATCCGCCAACCTTTGTTACGGTCGCTGGATTAATAAAGGTATAATCAACAGGAATGACAAGTGGTTTCGCAGGATCTAATCCGTTAAATATATCGCTTGCAGACCTCATTGTTCTTATGGCTGGCTTGTCGATTTTCGCCATGTGGCGTAATAAAACCGTATTGCCAGTCTTAAAGGCAGAGCTAAGAAAATGAGAAACTCTGCCGAAGAGGTCTATTTTTCTCGACCACGCCTTATAAAAGGCGTCTTGCTTTGGCTCCTCATGTACCAGATCAATGCCTTGTGCAGCAAAGTCGCTCATAAGATCAACAGTATTACGGGCAATGCCAACGGTCTTATAAAGATTGATAGCTTGTGTTATGATAGCCTTATGGCTTTGAGCGCCTCCAGACAAAAGAGTGCCAGTATCCATAAAGCTCTCTTCTGCCAAAGCCTGCTCCTGTCCCTTTAGAACTTCATAGCTTTGGGCGACGGCCTCATCTATAGCATCTAGCCTCTTCTGCTCTTGTGTTGCTATTTTTTGCTTTGCTTTAGTCTTTTTTCGCATAGTATCCTTCTGATAGTTATTACCCTATATTCTCGACCCATCCACCTGTTGGAATAATTAGCCTTTTAGCCCTATCAATTTGTCCTGTCCTGGCCTGTCTGGCCGCATCGGCCGCCATGAGAACTGCGCTATATCTATCCTTTCGCCTGACGGTCTTCACTCCTTGTCCTTGGGGCAAATCAAAATGCTCCTCTTCTTTTTTAGACGTATGTGTCTTGACTATATTGGCTATTTCATCCTTACTTCTTTCTATTTCATCCCATGCTTGGTTCGCCTCATCAAGCAATGATCCCTCATATGTCTCCTTAGATTCCTTGAGATATATTTCCTCTCCTATCTCGCTAGGAAAAAGAAACCGTTTATGCTGTAAGTCTGCCTGCAAACCATAGTTTGCTTTAGAGAGCCATTCCCCCTGATAGTTTATCATACTTAAAATTTTTGGTCCAACATGTATCGGATCTTTATCATCAATGTCCCATATCAACTTATCCTCTATGTTATCTATCAACTTGTCCGTTTGAAGGTTGTCCTTAATGGCAAATCCACCGCCGCCTTTGTCCATCTCAATCAGTACTATGTTAAAACGCCTTAAAAGCTCTCTTATTTTCTTTGTAATATCTATGAATGATTTGCCCTTTGCGCTCCAAACATAAACTAATTTTGTATGATAGTCGCAAATTTTGGCAATCCCAATTGCAAGATTGTCCCTTGTTCTAGCAGGATCAACCCCCATGGTATATGGATAACCAGGTTCCCCTCTTAATTCAACGCAAAATTTTTGTGGCCATGTATCCAAATCAGATGGCTTGGGAACACAACTATCTATCATACTACGAGGATAAAATCCTTGTGAATCATCAGCAAACTCGGTATTGTACTCCATGTTATATATCATGTCCGACATTTGTATTCTTGAGTTCGCCATTTGTGTTTCGTCAAGAAATCCTTCTGGCAATTTATCTGCTGGCAATCTAATGACAACGTAATCACGATAATCAATAAAGGCATCAGTGTCTTTTGCACTGTCTATGATCTGTGAGGCTGGTCCACAAACTTTATTCTCAATAATATTCATATACTGGTCAAAGATTCTATAGAAATGATTGAACTTATAATAGGCGGTCCCCGTTAATATTATCTGGTTTTTAGGAAGCATGCGCCCGATCTCTGCCTTCGTTAGCCCAGCATCCTTTAATTTCTTATAGAGCAACACTCTTTCCATTGGGTTTTGCGATACGGAAGTAAAGCCTCTAACAACCGTATTCATAATGTCTTCTGGAATCATGGCTATTTCATCAGCCAATACTGTTGTGGCCCTAAGTCCCCTTATCTTTTCGCCGCCACCCAAAGGCACCGCAATAATA